CGTGCGCGCACGGCGAGTGCCGAATCCCCGGCCGGGTGACGCAGGTCAGCCGCGACGGCATGACCTACACCCTCGACCCGACGCTGCTCTACAAGATGGGGCTCACCGGGATCCCCGAGGTTGACCAGTGGATCGCCACGGTGAACCCCGGCGGCCACCGCCGGCCGCCGTACATCCGCTTTCCCGGTGACCGCCGGCCGGGCGTGCAGACGTGGCCGACCGAGACGGGCATGCCGTGAGCGAGCTGACCTCGGTCGAGGCCCTGATCACGCTGCTGCTGAACTGCGTGTGCACCGAGCTCGACACCGCGGGCCGGCCGGTGTGCTCGTGCGCGGTGCGCCACGCGATCCAATGGCCGAGCATGGAGGGCTGCTGCGAATGCGAGGCGGCCTCGGGCCACGCCAAGACGCACGGCCAGGCGTGGGCGCGTTTCCAGCGGGCCGAGCCGGTGCAGGGGACGCCGAGGGCCGACAACACGCAGTGCGGCCGGGCGACGCAGGTGACGATCGACCTCGGCGTGCACCGCTGCGTGTCCGCGTTCGACGGCAACAGCGCGCGGCCGCCGACGCCGGCGCAGTACACCGCCGACTCGCTCGCCCTGATCAATGACGAGTACCACATCCGGCGCGCGCTGTCCTGCTGCCCTGAGCCGCAGCCGGCCGGGGCGCTGGCCGGCTGGCGGTGGGACGTGACGACGAGTCTGCCGCTCGGGCCGATGGGCGGCTGCGCCGGCGTCGTCGTCACGGTCGTGGCCACGGGGATCATGCGAGCCGCCCCGGTGGAGTGACCGCCCCCCAAGCGAAACTAGACAAGTCCGGTCCGGACTGGTAATGTTTCTCTTGTCAGGGAAACACTCCGAAGGGGGAGACCGAAATGATGGAAGACCTCGTGCGCCTGGTGTCCTACGGCGGCGGCAAGACTCACGTCGAGTCGGACATCGCGAACATCCCGATGTGCCGCACGGGCGGTCAGAACAACCGGCTGACCAAGTTCCGCCGCACCACGGGCAAGGTCACCTGCGCCAACTGCCTGTCCTACCCGTACGTGCGCAGGGCGATGGATGCCGAGTACCCCGAGACGGCCCCGACCGCCGACGAGTCCTACATCGCGGTGCCGACCCTGGCCGAGGAGCAGGCCCGCAACGCGGCGGCCGCCCCGACCGCCGCCGAGGTCGCCGAGGTCGCCGAGCAGCCCGCCGAGGCCGCGGCGCCGAGCTACGCGCAGACGATCACCACGCTGGCGCGGCAGTTCCGCCAGGCCGACGAGCAGGGCACGATGAACCTCGACGTCCGCGCCGCGATCGTGCGCGCGGCGTCCGCCGCCGGCAGGGCCGCGGGCATCCCCTCGCACGTCGCGCTGTTCGAGCTGTTCGACGAGATCGAGGCGCCGGCGCCGACCGGCGCGCGCCAGGTGCCGGCGTTCGAGCTGCCGGCCCCCGCACCGGTCGAGACGCGGTCGTGCGCGCAGCTCGTCGTCGAGCTGGCCGCCGAGGCGCGCGAGGCCGAGGCCGCCGGCACGATGACCGAGGACGCCCGTACCTCGATCGTGCGCCGGATCAGCGACGCCGCCCGCCGCGAGGGCATCGACCCGGTGGGCGCCATCACCGAGTGGTACGACCTCGCGCACGCCGCGGTGGCCGCCTGAACCGCGCCCGGCCGCCAGGCTGCCCCGCGCCGATGCGACGGCGCGGGGCAGTCGTTTCTTAACATGTTGATATGGCCAGTCGCGTGATCATCAATGACGCCGCGCTCAGGTCGCTGCTGACCGGCCAGGATGGTCCGGTCGTCAAGTACATGTACAACCTCGGCCGCAAGATCCAGAACGAGGCCAAACGCCGGTGCCCGGTCGATGAGGGCCGCCTACGCGCCAGCATCGACAACACCGTGACCGTCAACGGGAACATGGTGATCGTGCGCGTCGGCACGCCGGTCGAATACGCGCTCATGGTCCACAACGGCACCGGCATCTACGGGCCGAGCGGCAAGCGGATCACCCCCAAGCGCACGACCTCGGCACGCCCGACGACGACCACGCCCCGGCCGGCCGCGCTGCGATGGCAGCGGGGCGGTGAGATCTTCTTTGCCCGGTCGGTCGCCGGCACCAAGGGGAACCCGTTCCTGACCGACGCGCTCAGGGCGGTGCTGACCCCCCTCGGATGGCCCATCACCTACCGGCGTCCCGCCGGGGGTCCGGGAAAGGGCGCGGCCTGATCCATATGATCACGACTCATGGTTATCGATCATGGTGGCGGCGCCGGCACCGCGGCCGCCGAACGCACCGAGTGCACCGACAGCAGCAGCGCAGCAGGGTGCGACGGGATCCGGTTCGAGGCCGTCGAGCCGGTGCACGTGCCCGAGTCAGCGTCCGTCTACGGCCGCCAGGCGTATGAGGTCTACTGCTCGGTCGTGGCCCAACAGCACGGCGCGCCGCCGAGGTTCGACGACCTCGACGAGTGCGAGCGCGAAGCGTGGACCGTCGCCGCTCTCCAGATGTGGCAGGCCGGCCACGACGTCGCGGCCAAGGTCAGCCAGGCGGTCAGGACGGCCGAGGGCCGGGTGATGTTCACCGCGATGCAGACCGCTGTCGGCGCCGCGACGCACGCCGCCCTCGACCAGGCCTACGAGCGGGGCGGCCACCCGGCCACGGTGTCGCAGCTCGACCCGGCACAACCCACAGACCACGCACAGGAAGGCGACCAGCGATGAGCGGCAGAAGCGGGTGCACGTTCGACCTCGGCCAGGCGGCATATGAGGCCTACGCCGACAAGGTGGATTGGACCACGTACGACGGCCAGCGCATCCACCCGTGGGCCGAGCAGAACGAGGACCGGCGGGCCGGCTGGTCGGCGGCCGCCGCCGCGGTGGTCGCCAACGTCAAGGTGAGCATCGCCGTCGCAGTCCTCGAAACGATCCCGGCCGAGCTGCGCACCGAGGCCCTGGCCGCGGTGCAGCGGCACGTCGAGGTCGCCCCGACGCCCGGCTGCTCGCGCGGTCTGGTGCCGGCCGCGCGGCCGTGCTCGTGCGGCGAGGGCGACGGGTGCAGCGCGTGCCTGGTGCCGGCCGAGCTCGTCGTGACGCCGGCGGCCGAGGACGACGGCGCCCCGGCGGCCGAGGGCGGGGCGGCCGAGGGCTGCTCGGGCGGCGACGCCGCGGCCGAGCAGTGCCCGGCCGGCACGCGGGTGGTGGTGATCGGTGGCGACGATGAGGAAACCCACTCGTGATCTCGGTCGAGTCGCTGCGCCAGCGTGACGGCTCGCCGTACCTCGGCGAGGCGACTTACGACGCGTTTTGGCGCTTCGCCTACGCCACCGGCGAGGCCTCGCCGCCCGAGGGCGGCCATCCTCCGTTCGCGACGCTGAAAGAGGCTGCTCAGTGGGGCTGGCACGCCGCTGGCATGGCCGCCGTGACCGAGGTCGCCGGCTGACCGCGGCCGAGGCCGCGCTGTTCGATCAGTTGATGGCTCAGGCCGACCTGCTCGGCCCCGGGCACGCCCGGCCGTGGCTGCCGGTCGCCGCGACGGCCGGCGCGTTCGCGATCGTGCCGTGCATCCGTCGCGGCCGGCCGCAGCCCTGGCGGCATCAGCGCAGGATGTGAGCGCGACGGCGCGCGCCGGCCGGTCCGGCGCGCGCCGGACCGGCGCCGGTTCACCCGAGGTGAACTCGTATGACATGAGTGTGACGCGCGTGCGACAGGGCGGGTCGCCATACAGTCCACACCAAAATCGGGCAATCTCTGACTATCCCCGACAAACGGAGAGAACCAGACATGCCAGCATCGCGCACCCCCGCCCGCCGCCGCCCCGCCGCAGCGAAGATCAAGACGCCCCCGCGGCCCGCTCCCAAGGTGACCCCGTTCGAGCTCGGCGGCGAGACCTACCACGCCCGCATGCCGAAAGACTTCGTCTGGATCCAGCTTTTCGCCGCCACCGCCGCGGACGCGACCGTCTCGCAGAAGGCTCAGGCCTTCTCGCTGTTCCTGACCGCGTGCCTCGACGAGAACGAACGCGAGCAGATCAAGCGGCGCATGTCCCTGCCGCCGGAGGAAGACCCGGTGCGCGGCCTCGAACTGCTGCGCCGCATCAAAGACCTCATCGAGGAGTGGCAGGAACCGATGAAAGCCGAGTTCGACCTCGCCCTCGACGTGTCCGGCTTCACCGAGTAGCCGGCCGTGCCGATCCCCACCGGCGGCCCGGTCACGATCGAGATCGACGGCGATGACTACGAGCTCGCCGCCGGCCTCGACCCGCTGCGGCTGATCGAGGCCCTGGCCGGCCGCGACTGGTGGGAAGTCTTCCTGATCATCGACGCCGGGTGGCTGCTCGTGCCCCGCGTGGCCGACCTGTATGACGATTTCACGGTGGCGACGGCCAAAGCGGTGACCGTCGCCGTCGTCGAGCAGTTGACGGGGCTGTCGTGGTTCACCTCGTGCGCGCTGGCCGCCACCGCGGCGTCGTCGTGGGTCGAGTTCGACGGGCTGTGCGCCTACCGGGGGTTCGACCCCTGGTCGGCGCCGATCGCGCGGACCCTGGCGTTCGTGCACCACTGCCTGATGACGAGCTGCACCGACGACGCCGAGCGGGCGCGCATGGTCTACCGGCTGTCCGGCGCCGAGGCGGCCGATGCGGCGCTCGCCGCCGGCGTGCAGGGCGCCATCACCAGCGGCCGGCCCGACCCCGCGATGGCTCGTCTTGAGGCCGAGAGCGTCGCGCAGTGGCAAGCGGCTTTCGGCCCGAACGGCGAGCTGAAGAACCCCGCGGGCGTCGGTATGCCTGCCTGATCCGAGCATTGCCGCATAATCCGGACATCACCGCCTAATCTGGACTTGCCAGAGTCCCGATTCGCAGGTGAGGCGGTGAACCCGTGTCCGACCCGCTCGCTCAGAGCATGGTCGAAGTCCTCGCCGACACCTCGAAATTCGCGACTCAGATCGTGAAAGACGTGGAAGACGCCACCCTGAAAGCGGCTCAGGCCGCGAGCAGGGTTCTACAGACAGAGCTCGACCTCGGCGGCGGCGAGGCGATCAACTCCCTGTCCTCCGTCCTCGACGAGGGCCTGACTGCGGCCGGCAGCCAGGCCGGCGAGGCTCTGGGAACCGCCCTCGGCCAGGTGATCACCAAGGTCGGCGGCGACAGCGCGCACGCCCTCGGCGAGGTCATGCGGCTGCAAATGATCCCCGACGCCGAGGCGCTTGGCACCGAAACCGCCGAAGCCCTCGGAACGGCCCTCGACGCCGGCGCCAAGGCCGCCGGCACCAAGGCCGGCAAGTCGTTCGCGGACGGGATGGATGAGGCGGCCCCCGAGGTCGAGAAATTCACCCGCGACGTCAACGGCCGGCTGCGCGACGCTAACGGCCGGTTCGTCACCGAGGGCGAGGAGAGCGGCAAGAGCTGGCGTCTGGGCTTCAAGAGCGGGCTCGGGAACGCCGGAACCGATGAGGGTTCCGAGATCGCCGCCAAGCTCGGAACGGCGTTCAAATCCGCGTTCATCACCCTCGGCACCGGCGCGGCCGCGGCGACCACCGCGCTGACCGCGTTCGGCGTCAAGAGCGCCGGCGACCTACAGCAGACACAGGTCGCTTTCACTCAGCTCACCGGCTCGGCGCAGAACGCGCAGAAGGAGATCGCCTCCCTTCAGCAGTTCGCCGCCGCCACGCCGTTCGAGTTCAAAGACGTATCTCAGGCTGCTACCAAACTTCTAGCAGTCGGCGACGCCGCGGGGATCACGCAGCAGAACCTGATCCCCGTGCTGACCACGATCGGCAACGTGGGGTCCGCGTTCGGCGTCAGCGGTCAGCAGATCAACGGCGCGATCGACGCCCTGTCGCAGATCGCCGGCGCCGGGAAGTTCGACCTCGGCAACTTGGACCAGATCAGCAACAACCTCGGGGGGTTCCCGGCGCGCGCCGTGCTGGCGCAGCAGGCGGCTCAGGCGTGGGGCGTCTCGACGCAGGAGGCGCTGAAGCGGATCAGCAACGGGGCGCTGCCGGCGCAGGAGGGCATCGCGCTGCTGCTCAAGGGGATGCAGGACTACCCCGGCGTGGCCGGCGGCATGGAGAAGCAGTCCGAGACGCTGAACGGCGTTCTGAGCACGTTCGCCGACACCGCGCGCAACTCGCTGTCGAATGCCTTCTCTGGCGCGATCCCGCAGATCACCGACGCGCTGTCGAACCTCGTTCCGGTGATGCAGTCGGGCCTTGACAAGCTCGGCCCGGTGATCTCGGGCACCCTCGTGGCGATCCTGCCCGTGGTCGGCCAGTTCGTGAACGCCTTCGCGACCGTGATGACCCCGATCATCCCGATCTTGGGCGAGATCGCCCCCGCGATCTCCTCGGGGCTCGGCGTCCTCGCGCCGATCTTCGCGCAACTGGTCACCGCGATCGCGCCGCTGGCCGGCCCGCTCAGCAACATCTTGGTGCTTTTCATCCAGATGACACAGGGCATCCTGCCGCCGCTGATCCCCGTGATCGCGGCGCTGACCTCGGCCATCGCCAAGTCGGGGCTCGTCGATGCCTTCGGCGCCCTGTTCGCCGCCATCAGCCCCCTGATCCCGGTGCTGACCGGTGCCCTGCTCGGCGCCATCAATGCCCTCGCGCCGGTGCTGCCCCCGCTGGTGAGTGCCTTCGCCGAGCTCGTCGCCTCCCTGATCCCGCTGCTGCCGCAGCTCGTCGCCGGCGCCGCGCAGTTCCTGGCCGTCGCCGCCTCGCTGGCCAAGATGGGGATCTTGGACGCGATCGTTCCGCTGATCGACGCGCTGGCGACGGGCCTCACGATCCTGATGCCGGTGCTGAAACCCCTGCTCGACGCGTTCGTGATCTGGTGGACCTACACCAAGCTGATCACGATCGCCACCGCGGCGATGAACCTCGTGATGGACGCGAACCCCATCGTCCTGATCGGCCTGGCGGTGGTCGCGCTGATCGGCGGCCTGGTCCTGCTCTACGAGAAGGTCACCGTCGTCCGCGAGGTCGTCGATGCCGTGGGCCGGGCCTTCAAGGCCGTGGGCGAGTTCATCGTGTCGATCTGGGTGGCGCAGTGGCACGTGCTGATGGACGTCGTACACGCGGTCGTCGATTTCTTCACGAAATTGCCCGGTTACATCGGGTCTGCGCTGTCCGAGCTCGGCTCGGTGCTCTCGGCCGTCTGGCAGGGGGTGATCGACGGCGCGATGGCAGTCGTCCACTTTTTCGAGCAGTTGCCCGGAATGATCCTGAATGAGCTGATCGCGCTGCCGGGCCAGTTGCTCGACCTGCTCGTGGGCGGCCTGAAGCTCGTGCTTCAGGGGATCGGCGAAGTCCTCGGCCTGATCATCGCGTCGTTCATCCTGCTCGTGAAGGGGATCATCTTCGCGGTCACCGAGCTGCCGGGCATGCTTATCAGCCTCTTTACAGAGGCCGTCGTCGGCGCCTACCACGCGATCGTCGATGCCGGGAAGGCCGTGATCGAGTGGTTCGGCAACCTGCTGACCACGATCGGCAACGAGCTCGCCGCGCTGCCCGGCCAGCTCGCAGACCTGTTCACGACCGCCCTGCGGGCGGTCGGCCACGCCCTCGACGTCGGCGCGGTAGCCGTGCTGCACTTCTTCGAGACGCTGCCCGGCCGCGCGGTCAGCGCGCTGTCGTCGCTCGGCAGCGTGATCGCCGGCGTCTTCACGTCGATGCTCTCGACGGCGAGCGGCGTGATCAGTAAGGGCATTGATACGCTGGTCGGCTTCTTCAAGGCCGTGCCCGGCAAGCTCGGCGACCTGGCGAAGGACTTCGTCGATGCCGGCTCGAAGTTGATCAAGAACATTTTCGACGGGTTCGCCAAGGTCCCCTCGATCGGGGCCAGCCTGGCGAAGTCGGTGGTCAACGGCATCGTGGACGGGATCAACTGGGCGATTGACCAGGTCAACGCGGGTCTAGCCAATATCAACGTGTTCGGCGTGGGGTTCGGCAAGCACACCATTCCGGACCTACCCGAGTGGAAGGCGTACGGCGGCATCTTCGACCGGCCGACCACCATCGGCGTCGGCGAGGCCGGCCGCGAGGTCGTCGTGCCGCTGACGAACCCCACCCGCGCGATGCAGCTCGCACAGCAGTCCGGCCTGACCGACCTGCTCGCCAGCCAGGGCGGCGGCAGGCCGTCTCAGACGATCTACAACACCACCGTCACGTCGATGGCACAGAACCCCGAGGTCGTGGCGGCTCAGGTCGTCGGACGCCTCGCACGGAAGGCCGCCTGATGGGTTACGACGGTTACATGGCGTTCAACGGCACCGAGGTCGTCAACTCGGTGCGCACGGCGAGCTACGTCAACAACTACGGTTTCGCGGTCGTCATCGCCTGCAAGCAGTGCCAGGGCGCGGCCGCCGGCCCCTACTACGACCCGGTCACCGATGGCGCCCCGTGGGTCGATCCGGCCGTGCCGTGGTCGAAAGACTTCCTCGGCTTCTTCGGGATCACGGTCGGCGGCGTCACCGCGGCGACCGGCTCGCGCGCGCCGCTGGCCAAGGTCGGCGACGGCGCGGTGATCGGCCAGATGAAACACGCTCAACGCGAGCTGAACGTACACGCGATGGGGTTCGCCCTGAGCGAGCAGGGCATGTCGTGGGGGCAATCGTGGCTGTCCTCGGTGCTACAGGCCGGCTCGGGCATCCCGGCGTGCGGCGCGCCGTGCACGGGCGTGGCGATCAACGTCAAGGCGTGGTGCCCGAGCTGTACCGACGATGCGGCGGCGTGCGTGGCGGCGAACCGCAGCCTGTTTCAGTCGGCGCTGTTGCAGGGCCCTGAGAACACGAACAAGGTGCAGATCGGGCAGTCGTGCGGCCGAGGCCGGCCGTGGATGTGGGACACCGATTTCCTGCTCGGCGCCGGGCTGCCGTTCGCGTATCAGGATCCGATCGTGGTGGCCACGCGGGTGCCGTTCGCCGTGCCGACGCTGTGGCCGTGCGTGACGTGGCAGAGCCATACGCCCGGGTCCGGGATGTGCACGCTGCCGGACTGCTCGACGAACGTCTACGGCGCGTGCATGACGTGGACGCCGGCCACGGACCCGAGCTGTGCCGACCCGTGCAGCACGGACGACGGCGACTGCCTGCTGAACGACCCGCTGTGCCCGGTGCCGGTGCCGCCGACGCCGCCGGCGCGGCCGAACGACCCGTGTCTGTGCGTGATCAGCATGAACCCGGTCACCACGATGACGAACATCCCGGGCGGCACGCTGCCGAGGACGGGGGCGTTCGTGCCGATCCTTCAGGTGAGCGCCGGTGTGATCAAGGACATGAGGCGGATCCTGCTGCGGTTCTACCGGGCCAGCGCAGGCGAGGTGTGCACCTACGCGAACCTCGGCACCTGCGACGTCGCCGGCGAGATCGGGATTCCGTACCTGCCGGCCGGTGCGACGCTGCTGGTCGATGGGCGGCAGCAGGTCGCGATGGTCACGTGCGCCGATGGGCGCACCGAGACGCCGGTGCTCTACACCTCGGACGGCCCGATGGCCAAGTGGCCGGTGCTCGGCTGCTCGGATGCCTGGTGCGTGGCCGTGACCGCGGACGCCGACAACGTGGGTTCGGACGCGTGGGCCTCGGTGTCGATCGCCGTCCGAGACGACGTGTGGTGATCGGCGATGGCGACTCTCGGCTGTGCGGGCACCTATACCTCTCTGGTCACCTACCGCGGCGGCGGCCGGCCGCTCGGCGAGCTCGACGGCGTCACCTCGGTGGCGTGGGACCGCAAGATGAACGCCCCCGGCGCGGCCACCGTCACCCTCGCTCAGGGGCCGGTGTCCACACAGTGCTGCCGGCTGCTGAACACCTTGGCGCAAGATGAGGCTCAGGGCGCCTACGAGTTGAGCATCTACCGCGACAGCGACGAGGTGTGGTGCGGGCCGATCACCACGCTCACCGAGACGGTCGGGCCGAGCACGCAGCAGGTGCAACTGACCGCCCTCGACGTGTGCGAATACCTCGACCGGCACCAGTTGCAGGCCGGCTACAACCTCACCGGCGACGTGGTGGACATCGCCGCCACGGTGATCGGTGCCGACCTGGCCACGGACGACCCCGGGATCGGCCTCGGCATGGTGGTCACCGAGGCCGGCGTGCGGGCGTCGAGGGCGGCCGCACGCGCCTCGAACTCCATCCTTGCCGAGCTCACCGCGCTGGTCGCCTCGGGGCTGCGGTTCACAACCGTGGTCCGGTCGCTGTACCTCGGCGGGATGAACGGCGCCGCGTTCGGGGCGCCGATCAACCTGAGCGTGTCGGACATCGCGGGGAACGTGACCATGGTGCACGACGCGACCGTGTACGCGAACACCGTCTACGGGACATCGGGCAACGCTGCCGCCGGCGTGGCGGCCGGCCAGGTGCCGCCGGACGATCCGCAGCTCGTCGTGCTCGGCGCCCCGGAAGACACGGACTGGCGCGGCCGGATCGAGGCCTCGGTGTCCTCGACGGCCGGCGCGAACGGCACGAGCTCGGTGCTGGCGGCCGCTCAGGCGGTTTACTTCGGCGCGCGCAAGCCCCGGGTTCTGCGGGTGGCGGACGGCGCGCAGCTCTCGCCGGGGGCAACCGTGGCGGTATCCGACCTGATCTGCGGCTCGGTGGTCCGGATCGCCGGATCCGGGTATTTCTGCACGTTCGTGCCCGAAGATCTTCAGCTTGTGCGGGTGTCCGGCTCGCACGACGCGAACGGCGAGAAGATCGGTATCTCGTTGGGGCCGGTGACCTGATGAGACGGACCAGCATCCCCGCGCACCAGTACGCCGGCGATGACGACGTGCTCGCGGTGCGGTTCACCGAGATCGAGAATCGCCAGGCGGCGCCGGCGCGGCGTCCCGGGGTGGGTGATTGGGTCCTCGACATGGACACCGGCGGCAACCTCGTGGCGGTCAACCTGCGAACCCGGATGTCCTACCCGGTGCAGCTCGGGGCCGGCACGGCGCTGCCCCCATCCTGACAAGTTGGGCATACGCGGCATATCAAGGCAATTCAGCTAGCCTGATGAGCATGAGCGGCGTTTGCGTGGGGCCGGGGTTCGTCGTCAACCCTGACGGCTCCCTCGGGCTGAACGGCCCCCGATCCGTCGCCTGGCCCTACGGCTCGTCCGGCTCGTGCGCGATCGGCTCGGCGAACGGACTGCGGATCGACACCGCGGCCGGCAACCTGTGGGCCGAACCGCCGGACATCCACACGTACAGCTCGGCCAGCGCCACCGGCTCATCGGGCACGATCACGACGTCATACACCGATGCCGGAGTCGGAAGCATCTCGCTGAACAACCCGGACCCCTGCCGCTCGGCCCTCGTGATCGGCGAGCTGCGCGTCACCATCACGGCGAGCGCCGTCGCGGCCGGGTCGGGCCTGAGCGTGAACGGCGACGTCTACCCGACCACCGGCGTCTCACCCGGATCACAGCCCATCCGCGCCTACCGGCCGAACCAATCGACGACCGGCGCGCAGCAGGCCGTCGTCACCGTGACGCTGCCATGGCAGGCCACGCTGACCCCCGGCCAGGTCGGCGCGGTGTTCGTCGGCTCGTTCTCATTCAAGGTCGATTCCGGAAGCTCGGCCAACCCCGGCACGTCGTCGAGCTGGTCTTACGAGATCATGACCTACCGTTCGAGCTGGTGACACCGTGACCTTGGGATCCGGCTGCTGGGCGCCGGGCATCGGGTGGGACGCGGAGAACTCCGCCGCGTTTAAGGGCCCGCGCGCCGGCGCCTGGCCGTACTCGACGCCGTGCACCCTGGCGGCAAAGAACGGCCTGAACATCGACCCGAACACCGGCAAGCTGTGGCTCGCCCCGCCGGCCGCGCTGTACCCCTACCGGCAGTCATGGACCACGGCCAGCGGCTCGGCCTCGCCGCAGCCCAACACCCTGATCTCGCCGGCCGGCAATCAGCCGCTGTTCTACGGCGGGGTGGCGCCACAGGTCGTCATCCCGGTGCCCTCGTGCGGGTACGCGAGTCTGCGCGAGCGGCTGTCGCTGACGTTCGACGTGACCGTGGGGTCGGACGCGTGGCTGACCGTGCAGCAGGGCACGCAGACGGTCGCGCTGTTCGACAACAGCCACATGACGCTGACCACCGCCCAAGCCAAGGATTCGATCTCCAGTGGATCCGGCGGCATCACCCCCGGCCCCGGCACGTGGACCACGAACACCAGCGGCGGCGCGGTCACCTACGCCGATGAGCCGTGGGGGACGGCGACCACCGGCCTGAACTCGGCGGCCGGCTGCGTGTACACGGACGGCATCACGGGCTACGTGCGCCAGCTCGGCCTCACGACGATGAACTGGGCCGGCGACTGGACCATCGGCGTGTGGGTCCGGGCGCTGTCGGTGCCCTCGGGCGGCAACTGGGCCCCGATCTGGTCGTTCGGCAACAGCGCACAGTCGAACGTCTACTTCGCGTTCGCGTGGGTGGGGGGGAACGCCACGTTCGGTATCCACTCCTCCCCCGTGTCGAACGCTTTTTCGAACGACGCTACCTACACGTTCTCTGACCCGACCTTTACGAGCCACTGGTATCACGTGGTGGTCACGCACACGGGCAGCACGAACAAGGTGGCGCTGTACGTCAACGGGGTGCAGCAGATCGCCCCGGTGGCCCTCGTTAACTCGATCTGGACCCCGACCTCTTCCAGCGGGATGCAGTACGCCGCCTTTTTCGCGAGCTCGTCGAGCTTCGTCGGCAACATGGCGCTGCACAACGGGATGGTGTACGCGCGGGTGCTGACCGGCACCGAGGTCACGGCGCTCTACACGAACCCGGCCAACGCTGGCGCGCTGCCGAGCGGCGCCGGCGCAACTTTCGCCAGCGGCGCGGCGAGCTTGATCAGCGCCACGTCGGCGGTGGCGAGGTGGCCGAGCAGGCGCTTGAGATCGAATTGCGGATGGGTC